TCCCATTATCTTTCCCAAGATCAACAGTAGTATGACCACCATAAACATTATCATACCTATCAACTTTAAAAGTGTCATGTAGATTACCACCAGTTGAAAATTGACCATAAACACGGTTACTATTATTTAACCCTGGGGTCGAATCAATATTGTAATTAGGTGTAGAATATTGATCTAACGTAGTTTGAGTGTAACTCGGAGCTGTGTAGCTTGGTGCTTCATAAGCATTGTAACTTGGAGTGCTGTTATAATCAAACTGATTTAATGTAGTTTGAGTGTAACTTGGGGTCTCATAAGTATTATAACTCGGCTGTGTGTACGGCTGATTATAATAATTGTTGTTGTCAAATTGTGGATTGAATTGATTTAAATTACTTTGAAATTCCATAAGGTTCTCCTTCCTTTTTCTTTTTTGATAGTTGTTATAAATGTATATATAACAAATATAAAATAAAGTTTATCCGAAAAATAAGAAATTAACACTAATTCACATCTTATACTATAAAACCGTAAGTTATAAAAACTTACCCTTATTCAAATTGCCCTCATAAACAACACCATCTATCTCCCTAGTTGTTGACCATAATGGTTGTAGATTATCTAACGCACAAACAATTGACACCTCAGTATCAGAATCGAAATTTATAACACCTTTTATATGATCGATATGCCATTCCCCATGATTATCCCAATTCATTCCTTCAGTAAATTGTTTTTCTATATGGTCCTTTAATTCTAACGCAGAATAACCTAATTCATCAATAGTAGAAGATTGTTTAGATGTGTTGAGCCTCTTTAAAGTAGAATATAATATTGATCTCCAAGCTATAATATGGGGGTTGTCTCTTCTATGTTTATAGAATTTTTCTCTATTTTCAACTCTATATATTTTACCATAATCGTTATTTCGTTGTCTATTTTCAGGTTTTTGTCTATATTCAGATTTTTGTTTTAATATATCTTCTTTATTATCCTGATAATATTCTTTTTTATGTTCTAAAATTTCTTCAGGTTTTTGTCTATATTCAGATTTTTGTTTTAATATATCTTCTTTATTATCCTGATAATATTCTTTTTTATGTTCTAAAATTTCTTCTCGTTTTTCCTCATATCTCTTTTTATCATACTCCGCTTGTTTTTCTTTAAAACCTGGTGCTTCCTTATATTTCTTTTGAATATCTTTTACACACTCCTTGCATTCATTTCTATAACCATCTTTGGTACTTCTCTTTTTGTGAAATTCTGATACCTCTTTCATATCTTCACATATTCTACATTTTTTATATAACATAACAAAACCTTATTTTTTATACTTTATATAGTAAAAAAATAAGGTTTTGTTTAAACTTTTTTTTCCCAGTAACCAAAGATTTTTTTAATTTCCTTTGTAAGTCATTGAAAATGATACAGTTAATAATAAAAATCCTCCCAGTAATCCGCTACAAATGTGGCAGTTAGGTCAAATATGTCTGTAGTACCTTCCCAAGAAAGTTCTTCGAAACCTGTAAATTGTTTCAACATTGCGTTATGGTAAGTAACTCTACGTACTACTTTTCCTTCTTTATCGTGAAGGTGAATAATAACGTCCCCTACAAGATTTTTCTTATAGTGAAGAGTACCAGTTTCGTTATTCCAACCAAGGTCGTACCAATCTTTCAACATTTTAAAACAGAAAATTTCATAATTATCGTTTTGGTTAAGGTTGAACGTAATTGCTAGATCATCGATATGAGTTTGTGCTGGCATCATGACAAATGCTCTTGTTGAGTATTTGAATCTTTGAGTTTGAGTTTGAAGGTCAGGGTAAGTTGGAAACTTAGCTGCTTTCGTATTCTCTAAAAGAAGATGTGTTGCGTTTGGGTGAATAGATTGAAGTACAGATGGTAAAATTATCGTTACTTCGTATAAATTCTTGTGGATAGGTTCCCATTTTTCTCTATGTGAATCTACTTGTGTAAAATGTGCTAATGGCATAAATTTAAGATTATTTTTTATTATATATAAAAAACTCTTTCTTTCCTCTATTAATTAGGCATTTAAAAAATATTTTTATTGAATGTAGTATTGTAAGTCAGCATTTTAATTGAAAATAGAAAATATTGGATATTATATTTTTATATATACATACTTTTTATTAAAATTTTTTATATTAACTATTGATTTAAAGGTAAAATTATTTGGAGAAATGTTGTTTAAAAGATTCCAAGTGTTTCATATTTTTCTTTTTCTTTTTTTCTTCTTCTCTTATATCTCTTAATTTTTTTGCTTTAATATTAGAATATTTAACGGTTGAATAACCTTCTAACCCTACGGCATTTGATAATTTCGTTAATACATCATTCCCACTTTTTCTAAATGTATATTCTAATTTTTTCAATAATAGTTTAATATCATCATCAGAAAGATTTTTTTTATCTTTAATTTTATTAACTAGTTCATTATCAGATTTTTTAAATCTGTATTCTAATTTTTTAAATAATAGTTCATATTCTTGGTCTGTTAGTTTCATGTTTTTAATTTTTTTTATAAATTATATTTTTTAGATGCTATTACCAATGGGATATCAGTGATTGTTTTTTCTATTATATCGAAATATTTTTTTATAAATGGTTCAATATCATTTACATTATTTAATTCTTCTAGTTTTACAATTGTAAAGTCAATTTGATTTCCTTCATAATCAGAAACCTCAATTGGTAGTTGGTTTTCACCTTCCCAATATGGTGTGGCGTATATTGAATATTTACCATTGTACCATGCTATTGCTCCTTGGGATTCGTATTCACAAGAATATCCATTTATTATTTTGTTTTTATCTTCGATATCATTTAGTAATTTATCGACAAGATCTTCATTAAAATTTTCAAATGTTTTTATCATCATGATAGTATATATAAATATTTTTAATTATTTTTTCCATATAAATTTTAATTGTCCTGAATCATAAATTCTATATATTTTTCTATCTGACATTATTTGATGTTCGGTTTTTTTAGGATCAAACCCATCTTTAATTAGTTTATTTTTTCTGTATGTAAACCTATGTTTTCTTATTTTATCAACAATATAATAATAATTTGGTTTTGTTATGTGAGAATAATTAAAATTTAATTTTTCATATAACAATCCATTTGAATAACTTCTATTAGCATATGTTATTATTTCTTTCGGATCATAATTACCAATAAAGTATTTAAATAATTTTGATGCCCCACCTATAACCGAGGTGTTTAATTTATTACAAAATCTACTTAATTCCCATTCATTTATATAATTTTTATCATTCATTACTATTCTTTTATTTCCAAAAGTCATTAAACTAACCAGGTCATCATTATAAAATAAGCCCAATTTAACTTTACTACCAACAAATCCTTGAATATGATTTTTTTCTAAAAACTCTTTAATTATTTTTTTATCAATTATATTTTTTATTTTTGTTTTACGTGCAAAAATTCTATTTGTAGATAAATTTAATTTATTTAATATCATAGATTTAACTATATCTTTTTTATAAATCCAATCATCTTCCCATATATGTATTAATTGTATATTTTTTTCTACACACAAATTTGTTTTTACTAAATGATAATCATCTGGTTTATTAATTTCATTATGCCACCATAATCCATTAAACTCAAATGCTAAATTTAAATTTGGCAAAAATATATCTAACTCTTTACCTATAAAATCTCTATCATTAAGAATAATACTACCATTATAATTTTTTTGAATAAATTGAACCATTTCAATTTCTAATCCAGAAATACTTTTATTTATAGGATTACATTCTACACATATCAATGTGTTTGTTCTTCTTCTTGAATTTAATAAGGTATAATCAATTTCAAATATATGCCCATTATCACACTTCATTATATATTTTTTATTTTCATTATCAATCTTCAAAATATCATATTCAGTGTAAAGTTCTTTTATATTTTTTGCTAATGTTATCATTTGTTTTTCTTTTGCCTTTATTTTAATTTCAGTATTTTGTAAAGCATATTCAACACCATATCTCAACACCATCGTTTTTTTTATTTTATTATTTATATCTTTATTTTTTTTTGGATTATCTACACCATATCTACATAAACAAGTTTTTTTTGTTTTATCAGTTATCTCCTTTGATTTACTAGGATTATCTACCCCATAATTTTTTAAAAGAGTTTCTTTTGATTTATTTTGTATTTCAAAATTTTGCATAGGACTATTACTTCCATATTTTTCTTGATTTGTTTTTATCATTTTTTCTTTTATCACATCACACATTCCTGGTGCTTTAGTTCCATATTTTTTATATGATTTTTCCTCTTTTACTTTTTTTACTTCAGGGTCACTACTAACACACTTATTAGAACAATACTTATAATACCCGATGGTTGAATTTTTAAATTTAACTAAATTATTACAATCTGGGTTAGAACAAAATATCATACTATCTAAATTATTAACATAATGATACACTTTCTCTTTAAAAGGTAAATCAGGTAAACTTTCTTTACAAAAATTTATAACATCATCATAAATTTCTATATAATTATTTTTAACATATTTTTCAGTGTACATTTTACCTGAAGGTCCATTCTCTTTTTTTATTGTTTCTATATTATTCATAAATTGGTATCTTTTATACATATATAGTAAATGAAATAACTAAAGTTTACTAAATAAAAAAAGAGGAAATTTCTTTCCTCTTTTTATTTATCAATTTGGTATTTCTATTATTTGAATCCCATAGATTGTATATCACCTTTTTTCATTATTGTAATATTGTTTACTATAATACCCATACCTTTAATCACCTCAATATAAGTATCTAAAACCCCCATTTGAAGGTCGATCACATAATCTGTATTGTTTGTTTCATCACAAACATTCCAGAAATCGTAGAATGCGTCATTATCTAGCATATCTTTACAGATTTTATCAGCTCTATATTTAATTTCAGCTCTGATTTCAGGTGTGTTGAAACTCCATTGGTATTTCAATAGCATATCATATAGTCTATTTTCAAGTTCAATTAATACTTCTCTTGAGTGTAAGAAACTAAGTGAAGTGGCAGGGAATACTTGTGCTGATGCTTCATCGTTGATACAGTAACCATTATTTATTTTGTAAATAATTGGGTTAGCGTTCATTTGATGTAAATATTCTAAATCTGTATTAGTAAAATCCATTTCAGTTTTAGTGATATTTTGAACTCTTCCATTAGTAATACCTGCACAAATTGTCCAAGGTACTGTACCAGCAACACTTGATGTAAATTTGCGCATATATGTTGTTGCTGCATGAGATGCTGGTGGAAACCATTTAGGTATTCCATTATCATATATTCTCACATATGGGAAGAAATAACCCACACAACTTCTTCCATCAATATCACCATTTCTATGTGCGAATTGGTAGTAATAATCTGGATTTTTACTATCATCAGCACCTGCTTTAATATATTGAATATCTAATACACCGTCAGTATCAACAAATGATGGATTAGTTGAATCTCTAAATATTCTTGCACTTGGCATATTAATAAAACCTAATGCATTAAGTTTCAGACCACAAAGATCAACAAGTTGTTGTTTAGATCCATAATTTTCAACTGGTTCAAGTCCAAGTCCAAATGAATCAATTAAATATCTCCAAGATATTTTATTTTTGTCTGCTAATGCTTGGGCAAGATTAGTATCTTTTTGTATAATATCAAGTATTGAATATTGTCTTGTATCTGTTCCATCAGGAATTGAATCTTGATGTACAACAAATGGAGATATTTTCAATGCTTTATACTCTGTAACATATGTGTCAATTGAAGGATAAGTAAATGTTTGATAATCTATTCTGGTTGTACCAGTTGCTATATCATAATCTACAATTTTAATTGGTGCATCTGTATAAAGTATTTTAAGATCTACATTATTAGTATCATTTTTAACATCTAATATTCTAGTTAATTTTCTAGGGGTTGAACCTTCTAAATATCCTGCACCACCTGTTTCCCAATTATCTTCATCATAATAAGCTGCAAGATAACTACCTTTTGTAACTTCAGAGTATCTATTTTTATCAACCCAAATTTTTTGAATAATTGTTAAATCATCTTCATCAATTTGCTCAATTTCAACTGATTGTTCCCAATTTGATCTATTAGAATGTAATATTAATGAAAGATTATATTTTAATACATCTTCATAATCTGCATTATCTACATCATATTCAACATCAGGATTAATTGCAGATAGGAAATTAACAGTAAGCAATTCACTTTGATTCATAAACATCTTCATCATAATTTTATTAGTTGATCCACTATCATTATTTACATAAAAATAATCTAAATTGTTTATAATACCATTATAATAATCTTGATATAGTTGTGAATATGTTGCTACTATACCTACTTTTGTTGTTGTACCAAGAACATCATAACGGGTTTTAAGTGAGCTAGTATCTATAACTTCGTTATGTAATAAAAACTCATCATCATTATAATATATTAAGAATTTATTTAATACATGACAAGTATCTGGTGCAGTAACATATAACTTAACACTTGCGTTAACCGTAGTTGTTGCGTCAACTGGGACTATTGCTGAAATTGGAACTTTATTTCCAACTGTAAAATCACCTGTTGTTCCTGATTGTACAAGAACACTTTTAGATGTTATCCTATCATAAATTTCATTAAATGCTTGTAACGTCCTTAAATACTTATAGTCGCTATATTCACCTGCTTGTCCTGCTGTACCTTTAAATTCAAGATTTAAATATGTTCCTAATGAATCATAAGTATCAGTAACTTCAATACCATAATTTAAAATACTTGCAAGGTCAACATACCCAGAGGTATCTACTGTAACTGGATCATATGTTAATGTTGCGCCTGATACCCCATTATTAACTAAGTATAACCTACCCAATATAATTGTACTTTCTAAGCTTAATGTATAATCAGGAATAATTGCACCTGTTGTCAAGTTTGAAGGTACACCATATTGTATATTAACAGTACTATCGTTTGTCATATAAAGTATGTCATATCTTGATCCTAATGATGTTGATATTCCACTCAATGTTATTGTTTGTGTAACGAAATCTTCAACCATTTCACCATCAACTATATAATATGGATAAGTTCCACCCTCAATATCTAAGTCATATGTTGCCCCTGTTACACCTGTTGTTGGGTTAGATGCTGCATAATTTATATCAAAAACTTTACCATTCATCCAAATACCTGTTCTATCATCTAAGACGGTTTTTGCGACAGTATAACTATCAGGGTTAGTTGTAATAACGTTATTACTAGTGTCCAACCATTTTTGACTATATGTTAATTGTTCTTTAAGTGAAGTATCATATGACATAAATTTAACACTTGAATAATTTTGACCTACAAGAACATCACCAATAATATCAGGATTACCTATTTTAAAATCTGCCTCCAATAATACGTTTTCATTATAAGTACAGAACAACCCTGTTTTATCTGTATTATTATTAATGACATTTTTAATATACATATCTCTACTATTTAAATCTTTGAAATATGGAATTAATGAGCAATCATAGCTACCAAGAACACTAACTGTTCTTTCATTAAGTAAGTTATTTACTTGTTCTTTTATCAAACCGTTTCTATTGAAATACGTTGAGAATGTAGTATCATTACTTAATGTTTTATAATCTGACCAATCACCAGCAAGTATAACTATTGACACTAGATAATCTGAAATCCATTCTCTATAATCAATATAAGCTGGAACTTTTGTTCTATCCCCATACCATTCTTCTGCTGTAATATCAAAACCAGTAACATCTGATTTAAACATAAACACAGTAATATCTTTATCTCCCATATTTGTTATGTGAAATAGTTGATCTTTAACGTCAACACCAAAATTGTCTTGTTTAACAACATTTAAGAATGCATCTGTGTCTCTTTCCCAAAAATCTTGACGATTAAAAAAAGATGAATAAGCAGATCTTTTAACATCACTATTTTCATATTGTGCTGATACTGAAATAGATTGCCAGTCAACCTTATCTCTGTTTGCATTAGTATCTAATAAGTTCAACGCCCAAACTGGTCCACTTTTCAACATTTGTTTAACTGTTTTATGAAAATATGATCCTTTATTTTCTAATCGTCTATCATCCTCACCATAAATTGCTTCAAAATCATTAGGGTTTGTCACATAAATTGGTGCATTGAAAGGACCTTTTTTAGAAAAACCTGGTACTAAATTTATAAGAACATTCTGTACTGGAAGTTCAATAATACTATTATCAATCTCTTCTATAAAAATACCTGGTCTTTTGTATTTTCCGAAATCTTTGTCTTTAATTGGCATAATTTAATAATTATTTTTATTTATATATTAATATATTTTTATAAGAAAAATCTCTTTTACATTTTCCTATTTATTTTATACATTATATATTAAAACTTTTTTATGAAAAAAATCTAAAAATAATGCAAGATATAAGTATTTTTTTGTATATTTGTGACTCATGGAAAAATATCATTATACATTAAAATACCCAACAAAAAATAACAAATCATTAAATTCATTGTTAGATATTTTTGATATAGACCCAAAATTAGTAATACCAAAAAAATCTATTATTTTAAAAATTGGCATAAATAGATATTTTTTAAATTTTAACGGGAGTGTTGAAGTTAAATGTTCTATACATTATTACACTATAATTAAAAAAGAAAAAGTATATTGTTGTTATAGTTTTGATAAATTATTTGAAACAAAAAATTTTAATTCAATTATTAGAAAAATAAAATTAAATAATTTGGCTATTTAACTTGAAAAAAATTGGCAATTAAATAAATTATATGTATCTTTGTATAAACAAATTAAAAATATAGATATGAGTTATTATTTCGCACCTAGAACAGTCGCAATCAAAAATGAATTCAACGCTGAGGAAATTAATGAAAATCTTGATAAGTTTTCTAATAAATTAGAAAATGGTCGTTTAACAACATCGTATGATGGTAGAGAAATATGTAAAGTTGATGTTTCTAAAGTTTATTATAACTTTGACTTCACAACCTTCTCAAAATCAATTATTTCACAAATTCAAAATTATTTTACACCTGATAAATATTCTCTTAAAGCCGCAAGTGGTGTACAAGAGATTCGGTTAGTTGGTGATGAAATATATATTGACAATGAAAAATACGAAAAAATGTTCAGTATTGTTAATTCAACTGACAGGTCAAGAGCATTATCTATGAATGTTGGGTTAGTTAAACTCAATAGTTTTGGGCGAATTGAATCATGTATTATTTTAACAAGTTTCAGCAACAAGCACTATAAATCATCCCTTCCAGACAAAATCAAAGCATTTTCTAACAACTTAATCAATTTTGATATTGATATTGATTTTCATATTAAAACAATTGAAGATCTTAAAAACAAAGAAATATCTTTACTTGAAGTTTGTAAAAACATGTTATATAATAAAGAAGGAAGAATAATTAAAACTGTTGATTTAAAACTTCAAGTAATGTTTCAAAATCTGAGACGTTATCATGGACTTAAAAACGATAGACGATTATGGGGGTTATGTGGACGTAACATTGATACCCTTGGTGATTTAAAATTAAATGCAAAAACTGTGTTTGAGGCATATGTTAATTCATATAAAGAATCAGATTCTTCTGTTATCGCAAGAGAAACGAGAAGAATTATTGAAGCAATTGAAAAAGTTTAATAATAATTAATATAATGAAGGAATTATTACTATATTTATTTTTTATTATATTGGCTTTTTATTTAATATTTTTAAAATAAAAAATGGCAACAAAAATATACCATGGTGGTTGTATAGAATGTTTTAGTCAGGAAATATTTGGTTATGGACGATGTAATATGTGTATGTATAAAGTACCAAATTGGTCAAAACCTGATTTAACAATCAAAAAAGGACAATTTAAGGGAATAGATCCTATTGTATTATTAGAAAGTATAGATTTTAATATTATTGAAAAATTTATCAGAGAAAAAAAATTGGAGAATTTAAATAAACTATAAAAACAATGAGTGAAACAGAAATGATTATTTGTATTGTAGTATTTTTTATCCTTATTATTTGGTATACATATTACGCAACAAAAGTTGGTATGATTGATGATGCTGTTAATTTTATTAAGTATGAAATTTTAAAAATGAAAAGAGGTAAATAATACCAAAATCTATAAAAATAAATGGGGGAGATCAAAAACAAATGAAACTATTAAACAGTAAAGATTATTACATTTTAAAAGTAAGGTATTATGGGTCACCATATTATATGAAAAAATTTCATAGTGGTGACATAAAAGCACATAAAAATCATCATGAAGCAGCTAAAAATCATATTGAATTCTTTTGGAGTTTTATTAAAAAAGTAACAAAAAACAAAGAAGAAACATATTGGGATAAGTATCAATTTAGTGTAAAAGAATGTGTAACGGAAGAAATTTATGAAACACATGGCATAATAATTATACAAGAAGAAGGTCATTATAAATACTTACTACCAAAAAATGAAAATAATTTTAAGTTATTAATGTGGATGCAAGAAAATTGTAAATGTAAAAATAAAATATTACAAAGAACACACATAGGTTATTATCACTCAACCCCTAGTACACAAGAGAGAGATAGAATTAGAGAATTTTTAGAAAATAAAAAGAAAGAAAAGGAGAAATAAGATGGAAGATGGACCAAAAAATGGTTATGCATTTATCATAGACACAAATTCATATGCTGGTAATTTTGAAAGAGAAATGACAGCATATTTAACAGGAGTAGTTGGAGATTGTGGAGTTGGAGAAGATATGGTTGAAAAATTACCAATTAACTTTGAAGATGATATACAGCAAGTTGCAGATGATCATGGATGTTATAGACCAACAAGTTGTTGGCTAGAACCAAAATCTGGGATGAATAACTCTGTTGCTATATTTTTTTATAATAAACCAACAGATGAACAAATAAAATTAATGAAAGAACGTGTTAAGGATTGGGATAATATATTTAAAACAAAAGGTAGAATGGCAGAGTTTCATAAAAATGACTCTGAAATTAAGATTCTAGGTTTCAGGTTATTAAAATTTGAAAACACTGTAACAGAAATTTAAAAAAAATAAGAGAGGTTTTAGTAAAATAAATATAAACAAAGCATTATTTATTTACTATATAAATGTCCTAAATAATATATATATGAAAGAAGTAATTAATAATGAACTAGAATTAAAGTTCGAAGAACGAACTGGTATTAACTTTAAAGAATTTTACAAGAATCAAAAACCAAAATTAATTTGGTATATTTCAAGATACACTAAGGATCTTGAAGTAGCAGAAGATCATGTAGATGATGCTTTTATACAAGCAATGTTAAATATAAATACATATAAGAGACCTGACGAAGGTGGTGCTCAGGTAAATACATGGATTTATAAAATAGCTGAAAATATTGTAAAAAAAGCACATAAAGATAGTGAACGAATCCCTACCAATTCTTTAGATAAAGAAATGGCAGAAAATTTTAATCTATCTAATTTAATTCCATATGATGATGGGAAAAAAGTCGTAGATGAATATAATATTTTTGTTAAAAAGGCAAATATGATTAAAGATACAATCTACAATTTACCTGAAAAGGATTATAAATACAAGAAAGTTTTAATTATGAGAGAAATAGAAGGTATGGCATATAAAGAAATTTCAGAAAATCTAAATATTAATTTATCTACTATCAAATCTCAAATTAAAAAAGGTAGAAGTATTATTAAGAAAAAAATATTTAAAAAATTTCAGGACATAGATATAAATGGCTTTAAATTATGATTTCATATGAATCTTGTAAATGGTATGTTAAAATGTGGAGAAAAAGATGGTATATATATGCCTTTTTTCTCCACATTAAAAATCTATTAACCATTAACATTATTATAGAATTATTACTTAATAAAGAATTAGAAAATGAAGAAAATGCAGAATTAAGGACTGAATGGAGATATATTGTTAGACATGTCGAATTAAACAAAATGTGTAAACTTACAACCACAAAAAACAAAGATATAAATTTGAAAAGATAGTATTAACATTTAAAAATTGATTATTATGAGTTCTAAAAGTAAACGAATGAGAGGATTGTTAGATACGCCTGAATATAGGGAATATAAAAAAGAAGCAATTAAAACACAAAAAAGGCGTGAAAAAACCTACAAATTTACATCAATAGCCAACTCAACTAACACAGTTAGAAATTTAATTGTATTAAATGTTGTAATATTTATCGCATCGTTATTATATAGTGCAATAATACAAAATTATGCATTATACCCAACATCAAACCCAAACTTCCAACCATACCAAGTATTAACATCAATGTTTTTACATGGTGGTTTTTTACACTTAGCATTTAATATGTTTATGTTATGGTCATTTGGAAACCAACTTGAAAGAGTAATTGGTCAACGTAAATTTTTAATTGTTTATTTCTTATCAGGCTTAGTATCATCTATATTTTGGATGTATCTTGGAACAGGACCAGCAGTAGGCGCATCAGGAGCATTATCAGGATTATTCGCAGCATTTATATTTATTGCACCAGAAGCAAAAGTTATGTTAATGTTTATTATACCGATGAAATTAAAATATGCATTTTACGGTTTCGCAGCATTTTCATTAGTATTTGGGTTAGCATCATTAGTAAACCCTTCACTTGGGTTTGGGATTGGACACTTTGCACATTTAGGTGGTTTAATAGGTGGATATATCCTTACATATTGGTGGAAACAAAATAAAAAAATATATACCCAATAATTTTGTAATTTAGAAAAAAAATCCTATCTTTGTATTAAATAATAAATATATAAAATTATGAAAAAGATTGGATTAGTATTATTTATGTTACTCACAGTAACAATGTGTTTTTCTCAATCAAGAGAAATACAAGATTTTGAAAGACTAGACACTAAAAAAGTTGTCGAAGATATTGACACAATTAAACAAGAAATGGATAGTACCTTTTATTATATAAAGGGCACATACCGAATTCTTAAAGAGGAAGTTAAATTGTTTGGAGTAAAAAAAACAATACAAATGAATTCTTTTATCTTCTTACCTTTTGTAATATTTGTAATATTATATTTACTTTGGTTAAAAAATAAGAAGGAATAATTTGATATTGTAACAAATAAATTGTATTTTTGTATAAAATAATAAATAAATTAAAAATAAATTAAAAATAAATTAGTATGTTAGATTTTTATAAACACGTAATACCAGACCAAATGCATGAAAAGCTCACAGAATCTGTAGTAGCAATGATGGCAACTGGTAATTTACCATATTATGGAGAATTCGCTCTTTTTATTAACTTTTATGAGTCAAAGAATAATCCTTATATTCCAACAGCTGGAGTAAATGTTACTTCAGAAGGAATGAACTTCTATTGGGATAGAGGGTTTATTGATAAATTACCTCAACCAGAAGTTAATTTCTTATTAGTACATGAAGAATTCCACATTTTGTTTGATCACGTGAAAAGGTCAGTTGGGTACAATATGCGTTCTGCAAACATCGTCCAAGATATGATCATCAACCAAGTTATCTTTGATGAAATAATGAAAAAACAAGGTCTTGGTAGTGGAGTTAAACCTTTTATTAGTGTACCAAAAGATGAATTTGAAAACAATAGTGCATTATTTATTCCTAAGGAATATAAAGGTGAACCTATTTTTGAAAATTTGTACGAATGGTATGTTAACGAAAAAAGGAAATGGCAAGAAAAGAATAAGGACAAGATTCAAAAAATGAAAAATGAAGCCAATAAATGTCCTAAGTGTGGCGCAAGTCAAGAAAAATCTGAAGGTGATGGTGAAGAAGAAAAAGACGGTCAAGGTTCAGATGGAAAAAAAGGCGAAAAAGGTGAAGGTCAAGGTGAAGGCGAAAAAGGTCAAGGTGAAGGTGGAGAAAGTGAAGGA